TGAATTAGAAAAGAAAGGATACAAGTTTGGTTATGATTTTTGTAAAGATTGCTCTGAAGTTATTTTGGGCTTTTTAGAAGAAATGAAAAAAGATGTTAAATCAAATACACAAATTAAACACAGAGGTAAAGGCGACACTGGGAGTAAGTAAGGTGCATGGCATAGGAGTTATTGCTATCAGAGATATTAAAAAAGGAGAAACTGTGTATGCAGACAGGATGCCCGCCATGTATACAATTTCTTATGAAGGTCTTGGTAATTTATTCCCCGAAGTCAAAAAGATAATTCTTGAACGATGGCCGAGCATCATAAATGGTTCACAATTTATTCACCCTGATGCGAGATTAGTTAGCTTTATGAACCACTCAAAGGAAAGTAATTATGACCCTGAAACAGATACCGCATTAAAAGACATTCTTGCGGGTGAGGAGATTGTTGAGGACTATACATCTATGAAAAACTGGGAGAGGGTGTGGACACCTGAAGAAAACTCTTGGATAGATTATTAAAATAATGTTATAATTAAGTTATGTCAAAATGCTATTCAAAATCATGTGATACAGAAGTAGCAGAGGAGTTTACACGCTGTCCTCCTTGTGAAGCAAAACACCAAGAACTCGTCAAAGAATTAAACGCACGACCACGAATAAAAGAAAAGAAAGTCAAGGAAGAATTATTCCCGATAAAAGAAATCAAAGGCGGTATAGAAGTAACAACTTGGATAGACCGCACTGATGCGGCTAACATGGGAATTAAATTACCACCAAAATAAATATGCCAAAGAAAACAACCAAAAAAGAATCTCTAGTTACACTTGCCATTAAGTGTCTTGGCAGGGACTTTAAATCAGAAGGCAAAACCTTTGAAGAAGCTGTTGATAAAATAAAAATACCTAATGGAGCGAACGCATCAAGTGTTCTAACCTTTGAACAAGGTAAGACTAGAAAAACAAAAATACTCAATGGGAAACAAACAAACGGACTCTTTGGACAAGGTTCTCCTACAATGAAGAGTATTCACATTAAGGGAGTTAAAGCAATTTTAGGACTATGACACTCTTTCCACTTTCGCCAGACGATAAAGGACAACTCAAGAGACTCAATGATAACAAGTCAGCTATCTTCGCTTTGAAGAAGTTGTTTTTGAATATGGCAACTAAATCTAAACTACCGCCTGAAGTAAATGTATTAGCCGCAGAACGCATTGCAATAGACATTATTCAAGATGCTTTCCATCAGTTAAGCGTTATTCAACCCGATAGTCGTACAGGGTTAGAAGAAGAAAACTTGGTTTGACTTTAATTTATGTGATATAATAAAAATATCTTTGCTCTTGAAAGAAGGTGAGAAAAGATGGCTTGGCGGCTTTCCTCTCACTTTCTCTCAAGAGCTGGAAGCCGCCACTCTTTATTGGTGGCTTTTTATTAACAATATGAAAAACATTAAGATAATTTTATCAACGGCACTCCTCACGGTATTTGTAATACTAGGGACTGTGTATGTATTCAAAAACCCCGACAACGTATTTGCCGGGCTTCCAGGAAGTCTCGTAAACATAGTAGGAAGTAGACCCGCTACAACCACTGTTTCAGCTATTTTTTCAGGTAATGGACAGTCAGGCACAAGCACACAAGTGCTTAACCTAAGAGGGTTTGCTGACCAAATGGTTACCACATTCCTAATCACAGATGCTTCTTCAACACCAGAGGGGCTTCTTACATATCAGTTCTTGGCTTCAAATGATAAACAGTGCGAGTCTACTCTTACCTCAACAACCGCAGATGACCAAGCACTTGCTTCAGAGATTAACTGGTATGCGCTTGGAACAGAGGGTCAGATTTCAGCAACAGCAGGAGTTGCTACTGGAACGGTCGTATCATTACAAAATCTTGTTTGGCAGTGTGTCAAAGTTGAGATTAATGGTTCATCTACTGAGGCATTGGTTCAGACAAGAACAAAAGATGATTTATAACATTATTAAATTAACAGAAATAACATGAGTCTCAAAAAATTCAAAAGAGAAACTCTGGGCGAAAAGATTGAAAAGAAAGCAGAGGCATTACCAGTAAAAAAGGTCGGAAAATTAAAAGCAAAATAACATAATCTGCAGATTATATTAAAAACATGAACAATAAAATTATTACAGGTATAGCGGTTGTCGCACTCATTTTGAGTGGATTTGCCCTCTTCAATGGTGGGACGAACACTGTTACAGAAAAAGTAATAGAACGCATTGGAGGAACTCCTGGGTCTACGTTTAGCGACACAAAATTATCTATCGGAGGACTTGAAGTTGCAAAGATAGGGAGAAACCTTACTGCGACAAGTTCTGTTGTTTGTTCAATTAAAAATCCATTCGGGGCTGCAACAACTTCAATAGAAACACTTGGTGTTCATTTTGAGTCAAGTTTTGCTGCTGCAACCGAATTTACTGTTTCAACCAGTACGACTGCATTTGCTTCATCTAGCAATCCTCTTGTGGCATCAACGGCAATAGGTCAATCAGGGAAGCTCACGAAAATCTACAAAGGGACAAAAGATATATTCCTAGCCGCTAATGAATACCTGAATGTTCGTGTAGCGACCACAACAGGTGGAAGTGAGATACCAACAGGACGGTGTGCGTTTGAAGGAATAAGAATTTAATTATTATTAGAGGGTCTGGCTCTTAACCAGACATTGAGTAACCAAACTCTTAAACTATGGAAAATGAAATTGAGAACACCGACTCTTCAAATGGTGATAACGATATTGAGGTTACTACCGAAGATATCACTGCTCTTAAGGAGAAACTTACCGACTTAGAGGGTAAAAACAGGCAACTCTTTGAAAGGGCTAAAAAAGCTGAAGGTTTTGAATTAAAAGACGGTGATTGGATAAAACCAGAACCAAAGGAGAAACCAAAAGCAAAGCCTGTAAAATCAGACGATAAACTTGTAGAACGCCTTGATAAAATGTCTTTGCAAGTAGCAGGTATTAAAGAGGCGGACGAAATAGAACTTTTCAATAAATGGAAGGAGGATACAGGCAGGGAAGCCGATGACATAGTAGGAAATAACATCTTCAAAAAAGAACTTGAAGAACTACGAACCGCAAAGGCTAACCAAGAAGCCACCTCCAACATCAAAGGAGAAAAAGGTGTATCCAGTGGTGCTAAAGACAACCCTGATTATTGGATTGCCAAAGCAACTAAAGGAGATGATGGACAACTCCGATTCCCAGAAGAAACTCCTAAAGAGTTATATTCTAAGATTTTGGATAAAATCTCTAAGGATGAACCTGGTGCTTCTGAAAATCTAAGATTCTACAACGACTAAGGTCGGACGTCTGATTGTTATTAACTTTAACAATTAGATAGATGGCAAATACAATCACATATGAAACGCTTTTTGAGAAAGAGCTTCAAGAGCGTCTAGCTCGCCCACAAAACTGGAGGGAGGTGTGTAAGGTTACCATGAGTAATACTCGTGTAATCGCGCAACAGTCAATCTCCACAACTGGTGATTGGGCGGCAACAGCAGCCCTCACTCGTGGTACAGCATTTGACCCAACTGATGTCGCTGAAGTAGTAGACAACCTAACTATCTCCAGTGGTCGCCACGTTACCACTTACTTTGACTTTGGAGACCTTGCACAGTCCCCTTGGACTAACGAGAGAGAAATCTTCTCTCGCGCAGGAGAGAGGTTGGGTGAGTACATTGAGAGTCAGGTACTCGGTCAGCACACAAGCTGGCGGGACATTGGTTTGGTGGGAGGAACATGGACAGACAATGATGGCACTGCAGGTGCGGTTGATGCTTCAAACATTGACGACCTTGCCCGTCTTATCAGACGTGTAATCCGTGAACAAAACGGACACAACATGATGGCACGGAATGGCGCGTTTGCAGTATTAAGCCCAGCATCATTTGAATTTGTTGAAGCGTTTGCACAGGCGAACGGCTTTGCATCAGCAGATGAGGCGTTGAAGAACGGTCTTGCTCCACAAGTCAAATATCTTGGTATTAACTGGTACGTGTCTAACGACAACACCGCAGACCACGTTATGGCAGGTGTGAGGAAGATTGAACACTTGGGTATCCTTAAAGGAACATTTGGGCGTATGCACAAATTCCCTGGTATCGCAGGAACTTCAGGTGGTATCCAGTCAGGTATTGCGTACCACTCACGAGTGGACATCGGACACAATACTCCAACCGACCATGCAAATCTTGTTCTTGACGTAAACGACAGTAATAGCTAAACCTTTTATCGGTTTATTCTGCTCCTTACTTGTGATATGGGAGCAGAGATAAGCACATAAAAAATATGACATTCCCAGAAACCATACATTCCTACATCACCCAAGAAGAAACCAATTATCAAAGCAAAGAAATCCAAATCGGAGAAAATTGGTCATGGAACATGCGAGAGCATCTATCCCTTTCTTTCCACATGAAATATGGGAAGTATTTAAATAGCACCAATGACCCTCGCACCAAACAGCCCAAACAAAATATAATCATGCCGCTCCTAGAGTTTCGCTACTCTGCGGAAGACAGGGATGTAAAAGATATACTCTTTGAGACAGAAGAACCAGGAAAACAGCACCTCTCATTCCTCATCAAGAAATACTGGGATGATGTGTTTACGATTGAAAACAACCTTGACGACTTCATAGACGACACCATAGAGGAGAAAGTAGACTTCGGGGGAACGTTAGTGAAGAAAGGTGTAGGTGCTGTGCCTGAGATTATGCGGCTTCAGTCCATAGCATTTTGCGACCAGACCGACATTCTAGGCAGTCCTATAGGATTTAAGTTTAACTTCTCACCCGAAGCCCTTAAAAGAAAAGCAAAGCTTGGCTGGGGAGATGAGAAAAACGGTGCGAATGTAACCATTGACGAGCTTGTCTCTCTTGCTACTTCAGAAAAAGATGCTACGGACAACGCCACCTCAAACAACCAAAACAAAGTTACAGGCAAGACCATAGAAGTCTATGTCGTCAGAGGTACATTACCGTCTGCGTATCTTAAAGGACACGATATGGACACTCTGGTCAACCAAGTACAAGTAGTGGCATTTTACCAAGACGAGGAAGGCAGACAGGGAGTAACCCTTTTCAAAGGAGAAGAAAAAGAAAATGTTTTGAAATTCC